GGCTATTTCTATGATAGGCGCAAGAATTTTTATAAAAATGAAGGGAAGCCTGCATCTCGAATTGTTTCTATTCCATATCTATCTCAATGCGTTATGACGGTAGTGTTGTTAGAGCCAAATAACGCTCGCGCTCGACCTTCCACACTTATTAGTGATAATGTTAGGTATGAACAGATTTTTAATAAAAAACATCAATTATCGCTATATTTAAATTCATATTTAATTCTAAAAAGGTGCTCTGAATTATTGAAAGAGTATCAGTTTGAGAGTAAGCGTGATTTCAATAATGTTGTTTATCATATTTCTATGGCTGTTGTTTTAAAAATTGCAGGTTCTGGGGTGCCTAAGAAAAATATGCCAGGGTTTGTAAGTGATTTTGAATTAAGGGATATTACTGAGCCATTGTTTGATGATGTGTTTCATATAGTATGGAATGAGTATTCCCGACTGGGTGGGGATGATAATGTGGCAAAAGGTACTGTTTTTGTTGAAAATATCATCAGTTTAATTCAGTGATTTAGTAGTAATTCTCTATGCTCCAATCAAAAGCCCATTTTGGGTTTTTGATTGAATAGAGTTTCTCTTGTTGTGTCTCCTCCTACAAAACCCGCCTTGATTGCCGCTGGCCTTGCCCGGCGGCATCCTTCCCGTATGAATAATTTAAATTCTCTACAGGAAATCGCACGCGCGNNGTGTCGTGTCCAGACCGGCGGCATGCAAACCACCTGGCTTAACTGGCTCACCTGTCGCGCCGGTCGCTCTCGCGTGTGGTGGGCTCCATCCGTTGGCGAGCAGGTGCTATTGCTGGCCATCGGCGGTGAGCTCGATACGGCCTTTGTGCTGCCGGGCATTTTCTCAGATGACAATCCCGCGCCGTCAGCCTCACCCGATGCGCTTCACGTTACCTTCCCTGATGGCGCGGTAATTGAGTACGAACCCGAAAACAGTTCGCTCACCGTGTCAGGTATCAAAACCGCAGACGTTACCGCGTCGGATTCCATCACAGCCACCGTGCCGGTGGTGCTGGTGAAAGCCTCGACCCGTATCACGCTCGATACACCCGAGGTGGTGTGTACCAACAAACTGACGACCGGCACGCTCGAAGTGCAGAAGGGCGGGAAGATGACCGGGAACATCGAGCACACCGGCGGGAAACTGACCTCAAACGGCGTGCAGGTAGATGACCACGACCACGGCGGCGTTGAACGGGGCGGAAGCTGGACGGAGGGTACTAAATGACGGTGCGTTATCTCGGTATGAACAGCCAGACCGGTCTCAGTATCTCTGAGGTTGAGCATATCAGGCAAAGCGTGCGCGACATTCTCGTCACGCCGGTTGGCTCGCGCGTCATGCGCCGTGAATACGGCTCGCTCCTGTCGGCGCTGATTGACCAGCCGCAGACACCTGCACTGCGATTGCAGATTATGGCCGCGTGCTATTCCGCGATCCAGAAGTGGGAGCCGCGCGTCAGTCTGACCACCATCACTTTTGAGCGGTCGGAGACCGACGGCGGGCTGTATGTCGATATCACCGGCACGCGCTCGGCTAACGGCCAGCCCTTTTCCCTCACCATTCCACTGAGTTAAACGCTATGGCAATTGTTGACCTTAACCAGCTCGCCGCGCCTGATGTCGTGGAGGTGCTGGACTATGAGACCATCCTCGCAGAGCGCAAGGCGACGCTCGTCTCGTTATACCCGGAGGAACAACAGGAGGCAGTCGCGCGCACGCTGACCCTCGAATCAGAGCCGATTGTTAAGCTGCTGGAGGAAAACGCCTATCGGGAAGTTATCTGGCGCCAGCGCGTCAACGAGGCCGCGCGTGCGGTCATGCTGGCGTATGCAGAAGATGCCGACCTTGACCAGATAGGCGGAAATTATAACGTCGAGCGCCTCGTCATCACCCCGGCAGACGACACGACGTTTCCGCCCACGCCAGCCGTAATGGAGTCGAATACCGACTACCGTCTGCGGATTCAACAGGCTTTTGAAGGACTGAGTGCCGCAGGCTCAACCGGTGCATATCAGTTTCATGGCCGCAGCGCCGACGGGCGTGTCGCGGATATTTCCGTCATCAGTCCTGAGCCTGCGTGTGTGACCGTGTCCGTGCTGTCGCGTGAAAATAACGGCGTGGCCTCTGACGAGCTGCTCGCCATCGTGCGCGATGCGCTGAACGACGAGGACGTCAGGCCGGTGGCCGACCGCGTGACCGTGCAGTCAGCGAAAATCGTCGACTACAAAATCACCGCATCGCTTTACCTTTACCCCGGCCCCGAAAGTGAGCCGGTGCTCAGTGCGGCAAAAGCAAAGTTACAGGCGTATATCACCGCGCAGCACCGCCTCGGGCGTGACATCCGTAAATCGGCCATCTATGCGGCGCTCCACGTCGAGGGCGTGCAGCGTGTCGAGCTGGCCGCGCCGGTGGCTGACATCGTTCTCGATGACACGCAGGCGTCATGGTGCAGCGAGTACAGCGTCACCATAGGGGGCAATGATGAATGACACCCGACTGTTACCGGTGGGCTCCTCGCCGCTTGAGGTGGCGGCGGCGCGCGCCTGCGCTGAAATCGAGAATACCCCCGTCCCCCTGCGCCGACTCTGGAGCCCGGACGACTGCCCGGCAAACCTCCTGCCGTGGCTGGCGTGGGCGTTTTCCGTTGACCGCTGGGATGAGAACTGGCCGGAGGCCACTAAACGGGATGTGATCCGCAGCGCCTGGTATATCCACGCACACAAAGGAACGATTGGGGCAGTGCGCCGCGTGGTGGAGCCGCTCGGCTACCTGATAAACGTATCTGAGTGGTGGCAGACAAACGACCCGCCCGGCACATTTCGCCTCGATATCGGTGTGTTAGAGACCGGCATCACCGAAGAAATGTATTACGAAATGGAGCGGCTTATTGCCGATGCAAAGCCAGCCAGCCGCCATCTTATCGGACTCAATATTATTCAGGACATTCCCGGCTATCTGTACACCGGCGCCCTGAGCTATGACGGCGACATCATCACGGTTTATCCCGGATAAGTGAGAGCACAATGACAGTGAAATATAAAACGGTCATCACCAAAGCCGGTGCAATCAAGCTGGCCGCAGCGACCGTCCCGAACGGGAAAAAGGTCAATTTTACGGCGATGGCCGTCGGTGACGGTGGCGGTACGCTGCCGGTGCCTGACCCGAACCAGACAAAACTCGTTAAAGAGGTCTGGCGTCATGCGCTGAACAAAATCAGCCAGGACAGGAAAAATAAAAATTATGTCGTGGCGGAGTTGCTCATCCCACCCGAGACCGGCGGTTTCTGGATGCGCGAACTCGGCCTCTATGACGACACCGGTACGCTGATTGCGGTCGGTAATATGGCCGAAAGCTACAAGCCAGCGCTGGCAGAGGGGTCAGGCCGTGCGCAGACCGTGCGCATGGTTATTATGGTGAGCGACATCGAGTCAGTCGAGCTGACCATCGACACCTCAACGGTGATGGCAACGCAGGACTACGTCGACGACAAGCTCGCTGAGCATGAGAAGTCCCGCCGCCATCCTGACGCCACGCTCACCGATAAGGGTTTCACTCAGCTAAGCAGTGCGACCGACAGCGCGTCTGAGAGCGTCGCAGCGACACCGAAAGCGGTTAAGGCGGCGTATGACCTTGCGAAAGGGAAATATACGGCTCAGGACGCCTCCACGGCGCAAAAGGGTATCGTCCAGCTCAGCAGCGCAACCGACAGCACGTCTGAGGCGCTGGCGGCAACGCCGAAAGCAGTCAAGGCTGCGAATGACAACGCTAACGGGCGCGTACCATCAGGGCGCAGGATTAATGGTCATGCGCTGACTAATGATTTTAATATCAGCGCGCAGGATATTTTCAACGGGCAGTCCGTGGCAATTGGCAATGCCGCCGACCTGAACGCCTACACCACGGCGGGACTGTATTACCAGCCAGCGAATGCGCAGGCTCAAACCGGCAGGAACTATCCAGAAGCTAACGCCGGTTCGCTGGAAGTTTATAAGCATGCCGGTATCACTCAGATTTACCGGATTTATAACAGCTCCCGCTCGTACATTCGCACGCTTTACAGCGGGACGTGGTCAGCCTGGGTTAAACAGTATGATGCGGCCAATAAACCCTCCCCGGCTGATATTAATGCCGTGAATAAGGGCGGCGATGCAATGACCGGGGGGCTTAAGATTCGTGCTGCTGATGCGTTGCGCATTTACGATGCGGCATACGGAATGATTTTTCGCCGTTCAGAAAATAATTTTTACCTGATTCCGACAGCAAAAGACCAGGGGGAAAATGGCGGCATAAGTTCACTGCGTCCATTTTATGCAGATCTCACTAATGGCAGAGTGACGCTGGGTAATGGTGCAGTCGTTAACGGCGGTCTTGGTCTGGGGGTGATCAGCGGCCTTGGGGGGAACTCTATTGCTCTGGGGGATAATGACACCGGTTTCAAACAGAACGGAGATGGTGTGCTGGATGTTTATGCCAATAGCAAGCAGGTAATGCGATTCCTGAACAGTGGCATAACGAGTTATATGCTCTTCAACATGAATGCAGGCGCATCAGTAAGCAGCACTCTCACCTTCAAAAACGGTAGTGGTATCACGTCTGAGAAAACTGGCGCCAACCCCCGAAACGGCCGAATTTACTGGGGCGGTGATGCGAGTCGCGGCAACAGGATAGAATTTGCAGATGATGCCGGCTGGAAAGCTTACATTGAGCGTCATCCCTCAAACGGTGTTCAGTTGGTCGTAAATGGGCGAATCAATGGAAGTATTGTTTATTCCAGTGGTGAAGTACTGGCAGGAGGAGGGAGCGCTCGCTTTGCTGCTGATGGAAATATATTTGGCTCAAAATGGGGCAATCAGTGGCTTGATGCCTATTTAAAAAACACCTATCAGCCAAAGGGCAATTACACCCCGGCGGGTCAGGCTTATACCAGAGCAGAGTCGGATGCGCGTTACGGAGTCGGTAAAACGACGACAGGCAATAACAGCGCTTACTACACGCATGGTAATGGTGCTGTGTTTATGCAGTCCGTGAGAAATATCTCGGTCGGCAACAATGCCACTGTAACCGTGACACTGCCTACGTCGTTCCCTAACGGGATACTCGGTATCGGTTCGAGTTATTACGGTGCAGGGGGTAATAACTCCGCATCATTTTATCTCTGTTCGCCTGTCGGGAAAAATCAGGTGAAAATTGAAACCCATAACTGCAACGGAACATTTTATTTAAACGTAACGGGTTACTGATATGCAGAAATATTTCAGCAATACAGATAAAAGCTTTTACCTTGAGGAAACTGTCAAAACCTATGAAGAACAGGGTATTCCCGTTCCGTCAGACCTGATGACAATAACCGATGCTGAATATGAAGCCTTTATGGTTTCACCTGACCGGAAAGCGCCTCAGTACAATGTTGAATCAGAATGCATGGAATGGGTCGACATCGAACCGCCTACACGCGAGGAAGTTATCGAAAATGCTGCGGCATTAAAGGCGCAGCTCTTGTCTGTTGCAGCTCAGGCCATAGCACCATTGCAGGATGCGGTCGATTTGTCGATGGCGACAGAAGAGGAAATGGCGAGCCTGTCGGCGTGGAAGAAATACCGGGTTTTACTTAACCGGGTTGATACCAGTGAGCCTGACGAAATTGAATGGCCTGAATCGCCGTTAACAGAGTAATAAAAAACCCGCGTTAAGCGGGTTTAATCATAGGGGCATTCTTCATAGTCTTTTTCTGTTTCATCACCGACAAACAGTCTGAGCCAGCAAAAGCCAAAGAGCCACCATGCAGCCAGACAACCAATAATCCAGAGTAAAATCGTCATTATCGCTTCCTCGTTAATGGCGAAACGATAGCGACAATACCCACTCATTGATAATGGTTATCAGCGATCAATTAACCGTGATTGATCGCAGATAACGATCAATGACCCTTTCCGCCCCCCTCAACCGGACACTGCGCGTTGTGCTGTCACTCCCCCAACGGCCTTTCGTTTCTCACACCTCACACACAACAGAAAATAGTTGCACCCCTTAACCACGGAGTTAAACGGATGAGCGACTATCATCACGGCGTCGAGGTCATCGAGATTAACGATGGCACGCGCACCATTTCCACCGTTTCGACGGCTATCATCGGCATGGTCTGCACCGCCAGCGATGCTGACGATTCCACATTCCCGCTAAATGAGCCGGTGCTGATTACCAGCGTGCAGAACGCTATCGGTAAAGCCGGTAAGCTCGGCACCCTGTCAAAATCCCTGCAAGCCATTGCAGACCAGTGCAAGCCGGTCGTTGTGGTTGTGCGCGTTGCCGAAGGTATTGAAGACCCGGACGACCCGGAAGCGGCGCAGAAAGAAACCATTTCCAACATCATCGGCACGACCGACGAAAACGGCAAATACACCGGACTGAAAGCGCTGTTGACCGCCAAAACTGTCACCGGCGTTAAGCCGCGCATTCTCGGCGTGCCGGGGCTGGATTCTCTGGAAGTGGCGACCGCGCTCGCGGCGACCTGTCAGAGCCTGCGCGCGTTTGGCTATATCAGCGCGTGGGGCTGCAAGACCATTTCCGAAGCTATCGCCTACCGTGAGAATTTCAGCCAGCGTGAGCTGACGGTCATTCACCCTGATTTTCTGGCATGGGACACCACGGCAAATCAGACCGAAATAGCATGGGCGACCGCCCGCGCGCTCGGCCTGCGTGCCAAAATCGACCAGGAGACGGGCTGGCACAAAACGCTCTCTAACGTCGGCGTGAATGGCGTCACCGGCGTCAGTGCCTCGGTCTCTTGGGACTTACAGGAGAAAGCCACCGACGCGAACCTGTTAAATCAGGCCGGTGTCACCACGCTGATCCGTAACGACGGCTTTAAATTTTGGGGCAACCGTACCTGCTCCGACGATCCGTTATTCCTCTTTGAAAACTACACCCGCACGGCGCAGGTGCTGGCCGACACGATGGCGGAGGCGCACGCCTGGGCGATTGATAAACCCGTCACCGCAACGCTTATCCGCGATATCGTCGCCGGTATCAATGCGAAATTCCGCGAGCTGAAAAACAACGGCTATATCGTTGACGGCTCCTGCTGGTACGACCCGGAGTCAAACAGCGTGGAAACGCTCAAGGTAGGGAAACTGTATATCGATTACGACTACACCCCCGTCCCGCCGCTGGAAAACCTGACCCTGCGCCAGCGCATCACTGATACCTATCTGGCGAACCTGTCAGAGTCGGTCAACAGCTAAGGAGCTGAGAGCATGGCATTACCACGCAAACTGAAATACCTGAACATGTTCAACGATGGCCTGAGCTACATGGGCGTTGTTGAATCCGTCACCCTGCCAAAGCTGACCCGTAAGCTTGAGAAATACCGCGGCGGCGGGATGCCGGGCTCGGTTTCGATTGACCTCGGTCTCGATGACGATGCGCTGTCGTGCGAGTGGACGCTCGGCGGTCTGCCCGACGTCGAGCTGTGGGCGCAGTACGCCTCCCCGGGCGCGGACAGCGTACCGTTGCGCTTTACCGGCTCATACCAGCGCGATGACACCGGCGCGATTTCTGCCGTTGAGGTGGTCATGCGTGGCCGTCATAAAGAGTACGACGGCGGCGAAAACAAACAGGGCGAAAGCGGCACGACCAAAATCTCGACCGAGTGCGCGTACTACCAGCTCACGATTGACGGCAAGGAGGTCATCGAGATTGACGTCATCAACATGGTGCTGAAAGTCGACGGCGTCGACCGTCTGGCAGAGCATCGCAAGGCCATTGGCCTGTAACCCTCTTAACCGGTCAGTCAGGCTGGCCGGTCACTAAACTTAGACGAGAGCAACATTATGGAAAACAACATCGAAACCGGCGTTACCGAAAATGAAGCCACCGAAACCAAAAAGCCACACGTCGTGATCCTCGACAACCCTCTGATGCGCGGTAAGCAAAAAATCGGAGAGGTGACGGTTTCAAAACCTAACGCGGGAACCCTTCGCGGGGTGTCGCTGGCCTCGCTGGCAAACTCTGACGTTGACGCGCTGATTAAGGTGCTGCCGCGTATGACTTACCCGGCACTCACCGAGCATGAAATTGCCCGTCTCGATGCCTCAGACCTGATGCAGTTCGCCGCTGAGGTGATTGGTTTTTTGTCGCCATCTTCGGCTCGCTGACGTTCCCCGCAAAACTTTCGGTCGATGACTTGATGGCGGATATCGCGGTGATTTTTCACTGGCCGCCATCAGAGCTGTATTCCCTGAGCGTGACCGAGCTCCTCACATGGCGCGACAAGGCGCTGCAGCGAAGCGGAAACCACTATGAGCAATAACGTCAGGATCGAGGTGCTGCTTAATGCAGTAGACCGGGCAAGCCGACCGCTAAAAGCTATCCAGAACGCCAGCAAATCCCTCGCTGGCGATATCCGCAACTCACAGACGACCCTGCGCGACCTTAACGCGCAGGCGTCCCGAATTGACGGATTCAGGAAAGCGAGCGCACAGCTTGCCGTGACCGGTCAGTCGCTTAACAAAGCGAAACAGGAGGCCGCAGCGCTGGCCGTCCAGTTTAAAAACACGGAAAACCCCACCAAAGCGCAGGCGCGCGCTATGGAGGCAGCAAAAAAATCCGCCGCTGACCTGCAACTCAAATATAACGGGCTCAGGCAATCGGTACAGCGCCAGCGCACCGAGCTTGCTCAGGCCGGGATTAATACCCGAACGCTGTCGGCTGACGAGCGTCGCCTTAAAACCAGCATCAGCGAGACGACCGCCCAGCTTAACCGGCAACGTGAGGCGCTGGCGCGGGTCAGCCAGCAACAGGCAAAGCTGAGCCGGGTTAAAGAGCGGTATCAGACCGGTAAATCCCTCGCGGGGAGTGCGGCGGCGGCTGGTGCTGCCGGTGTCGGAATTGCCACGGCTGGCACAATGGCCGGTGTAAAACTGCTGATGCCAGGCTATTCGTTTGCACAGAAAAACTCTGAGCTGCAAGCCGTGCTCGGGGTCGAAAAACAGTCGCCCGAAATGGAGGCGTTACGCAAACAGGCCAGACAGCTCGGAGACAATACCGCCGCATCTGCGGACGACGCAGCGAGTGCACAAATCATCATCGCCAAAAGTGGCGGGGATGCTGATGCCATTCAGGCGGCGACGCCGGTCACGCTGAATATGGCGCTGTCGAATCAGCGCTCAATGGAGGAAAACGCCGCCCTGCTGACAGGGATGAAATCTGCGTTTCAGCTTTCCAATGACCAGATCGCGCACATTGGCGACGTGCTGTCGATGACAATGAACAAAACCGCCGCCGACTTTGACGGGCTGAGTGATGCGCTGACCTATGCCGCGCCGGTGGCGAAAAATGCCGGGGTCAGTATCGAGCAAACCGCCGCGATGGTCGGTGCGTTGCACGATGCCAAAATTACCGGCTCGATGGCGGGTACGGGGAGCCGTGCAATCCTGAGCCGCCTACAGGCTCCGACCGGTAAAGCCTTTGAGGCCATCAAAGAGCTCGGTGTCAAAACCTCTGACGCCAGAGGAAACACGCGCCCGATATTTTCCATCCTGAAGGAAATGCAGCGCAGTTTTGAGAAAAACAATCTCGGTACCAGCCAGCGCGGCGAGTACATGAAAACCATCTTTGGTGAAGAGGCCAGCTCGGCGGCGGCGGTGCTGATGACCGCAGCGTCGACCGGCAAGCTCGACAAACTCACCGCAGCGTTTAAAGCCTCGGACGGTAAAACCGAGGAGCTGGTCAAAATCATGCAGGACAATCTCGGCGGCGACTTTAAAGAGTTTCAGTCTGCTTATGAGGCCGTGGGAACTGACCTGTTTGACCAGCAAAACGACGCTCTGCGCAAACTGACGCAGACGGCCACGCGATATGTTCTGAAACTCGATGGCTGGATCACCCGCAATAAATCACTGGCGACCACTATCGGTGTTGTAGGCGGTGGCGCACTGGCGCTGATTGGTGTGATTGGCGGGATTGGCCTGATTGCGTGGCCGGTGGTGATGGGGATTAACGCCATTATCGCCGCCGCAGGTCTGCTGGGAACGGTCTTTACCGTTGCCGGTGGCGCAATAGTGACTGCTGTCGGTGCAATCAGTCTGCCGGTGGTCGCGGTCGCCGGTGCGGTGGTGGCCGGGGCGCTCCTGATTCGTAAATACTGGGAGCCCATCAGCGCATTCTTTTCGGGCGTGGTGGAGGGGCTTAAAGCAGCATTTGCGCCGGTGGCGGAAATCTTCTCGCCGCTGACGCCGGTGTTTGATTCCATCATCGAGAAATTGCGCGGGGTCTGGCAGTGGTTCACTGACCTGATAGCACCGGTCAAGACAACGCAGGAAACGCTGGACCGCTGCAAATATGTCGGCGTGGCGTTTGGCAAGGCGCTGGCCGATGCGTTAACGGCTCCCCTGAACGTCTTTAACAGCCTGAGCGGCAAAGTCGGCTGGCTACTTGAAAAGCTCGGGGTTATCAAAAAAGAGTCGGACGGCCTCGACCAGACTGCCGCTAAAGCCAGTGCCGCAGCCGGTGCGCAAAACGTGTCTTATATTCCGCAGACGTCCGTTTATGGCGGTTATCAGATGTACCAGCCAGTGACGGCGCCTGCTGGCCGGTCCTATGTCGACCAGAGCAAGCGTGAATACAACATTAATCTGTCGGGTGGCGTTGCGCCGGGAACTGACCTCGACCGGCAGCTCCGGGAAGCAGTCGAAAAACTCGACCGGGAAGAAAGAGCACGCCAGCGCTCAAGTATGCGCCATGACGGATGAGGGCTAAAACATGTTAATGGTACTGGGTTTATTTGTGTTTGAACGCCGCACGCTGCCGCATCAGTCCATGCAATATTCGAAGGATTACCGATGGGCGTCAAATGACCGCATCGGTAAACCCCCGGCTTATCAGTATCTCGGCGAGGGGGAAACCTCGCGCACGCTTTCGGGCGTGCTGTACCCCGAAATCACCGGTGGACGCCTGTCGCTGACGGCCATCGAACTGATGGCCGACGAGGGCAGAGCGTGGCCGCTGATTGACGGGACGGGCATGATCCATGGTATGTATGTCATCGAAAAAGTGACCCATACGCACACCGAATTATTCAGCGACGGCGCGGCCAGAAAAATTGAGTTTAGCCTCTTGCTGAAACGGGTCGATGACTCGCTCGCGGCCATTTATGGCGACCTGAAAACGCAGGCCGACAATCTGGTGACATCTGCCGGTAACTGGATTGGAGGGCTGGCGGGATGATTACGGGTCTGAATGTTCAGGCCGGGGCGCAGATTGCTCCGGCGTTTATGCTCACGCTTGATGGCGATGATATCACGCAGAATTTCAGCGACCGGCTAATCAGTCTGACCATGACAGACAATCGCGGATTCGAGGCTGACCAGCTCGACATTGAGCTCGACGACACCGACGGGCTTATCGAGCTTCCGCCGCGCGGTGCAAAACTGACGCTGTGGCTGGGCTGGCAGGGCTCAGCCTTACTGAATAAGGGCAGTTTCACGGTCGACGAAATCGAGCACCGTGGCGCGCCTGATACGCTGACCATCAGAGGGCGCAGCGCTGATTTTCGCGGCACGCTGAACTCCCGCCGGGAACAGTCATGGCATGACACCACGCTCGGTGTCATTGTTGAGACCATCGCGGCGCGCAACAAGCTGACGGCCAGCGTGGCTGACACGCTGAAAGCGATCCCTGTGCCTCACATTGACCAGACGCAGGAATCCGACGCGGTGTTTCTGTCCCGCCTGGCTGACCGTAACGGTGCATCAGTATCGGTAAAAGCGGGGAAACTGCTATTCCTGAAAGCCGGTAGCGGCAGGACGGCCAGCGGCAAGCCCATCCCGCAGATGACCATCGAACGCGGCGACGGCGACCGTCATCAGTTTGCAATTGCTGACCGTGAAGCCTACACCGGCGTAACGGCTAAATGGCTGCACACAAAAGACCCGAAGCCGCAAAAGCAAAAGGTGAAGCTCAAGCGCAAGCCTAAAGAGCAGCACCTGCGCGCGTTGCAACATCCAAAAGCGACCAAAACCACGTCAAAGGCCAGAGCCAAAAAAGAGCAGGAGGCGCGCGAGGGCGAATATATGGTCGGTGAGTCTGAGAACGTGCTGGAGCTGACGACCATCTACGCGACAAAAGCGCAGGCCATGCGCGCCGCTCAGGCTAAGTGGGACAAGTTACAGCGCGGAGTGGCGGAGTTTTCAATCTCGCTGGCTATTGGTCGGGCAGATTTATTTCCAGAGACACCGATAGCGGTCAGAGGCTTTAAGCGCGTTATAGACGAGCAGGCCTGGGTAATCAGCCGGGTGGTGCACTACCTTAACGGGAACGGCTACACGACGGGTTTAGAGCTTGAGGTTAAGGTTTCGGATGTAGAGTATGAAAGCGAAGAGTTAATGCAATAAATGTCTTTTATGTGTTTGATGTATAAGGATTTAATGGTTAAAATTGGTTCATCAATAACGCTCTGAGGTGTTCGCCATGTTCCACTGCCCTAAATGCCATTACGCCGCCCACGCTCGCACAAGTCGCTATTTTTCCGATACGACAAAGGAGCGGTATCATCAGTGCACAAACATCAATTGCAGTTGCACGTTCGTCACCACTGAGACGGTCGAGCGTTTTATCGTTTCGCCTGGTGAAGTAGTACCAGCGCCGCCGCACCCGACTCAATCAGGCCAGCAACAAATCCACTGGATGTGACCAAAAGAAAGCCCCGCAAATGCGGGGCTTTTTTACGATGTGGTCAATGAGTGGACGCGGATAGAAATAAACCTTTTTTATTTCATTGGGTTAGTTGCTATATACAGTCACCAATAATAAACGTATGAGTCTCATGACGAAAAATAATTCAATTTCTTGCAGCAGTAAGCAATGTAGCTTGAACTTGGGTTCAGGAGTTCAAATTTACCTTGAACATCATAAATCCATCTACAAATCTATGATTTGAGTAGTAGTTTTTTCATAAATCGCAGTTGTACAATTCTGGGTAAAAAATCTACACTGAAATTCGAATTTTCTAGCCCTTAGGAGCAAAAATGGGAGCTACTGTAACTTTTTTAACGACTGTCATAGGGGCCATAGTTGGTGGTCTAATCGCAGGTTATTTTTCTTCGAAAGCCACAAAAGACGCACACGCTAATCAGAAGTCAATTTCGCAAGAAAATGAAACTCAGATTATACGGAGCCTTATGCAAGCACTCCATGACGAGTTAGAAACAATTTTCGATAACTATCAAGAAAATATGGGGAATCGACTTGAATCATTAAACGACGGTCAACCTCTCAACTTTTACTATCCTTTAGTAAGCGATTTCTTTGCAGTTTATAATGGCAATACCTTTTTATTAGGCAGAATAAAAGATAATGATTTACGGAAAAGTATCATTAAGACTTATACATTAGGCAAGGGTATGGTGGATTCTTTCAGGATGAATAATGAATTAGTCCAGAAGTTTGAGCATTGGGATTCAGTTTATGCTGAAACACAGTCCAAGGTTCATTTGGAAAGAGCGCTTGCTCACCACCAAGGGTTAATAGAATACGCGAAAGTACTAAAGCTACAACATGCGACGCTTAAACAAAACGTTCATGCAACTTTACGAGCCCTAAGAAAAAATGGGGTTTTGAGTGAAACAGACTAATAGGAAAAAATTATGAGCTTTAACTTTGATAAGCATGCATATCCTGAAACATTTATTATAAATGAACAACAATTTCAGGGAACAAAAAAAACGGGTAGTAATCAGGTGAAAATCCCATTCACGGTTGAGCCTGACGTAGATCTGGGTTCGGTCATAATTCAAAAAATCGGTCAGCGCGATATTTTTTTAAAAGTGATTGATCTTAATATTTTACTAGACAGTACAATGAAAATAGGTACTAAACATCCACACTTACTGTCACTTGAAGTTGAAAACATATCATCTGAACAACATAAGCAAAATAAAAGTTCAAACAACGTTTTTAACATAGGCCACGTTAGCGGTTCGCAAGTGCAAATAGGTGAAAGTAATCATTTGCTAATCAATGTTTCAATCACAGAATTGGTCGAAAAGGTTGTAGCCTCGGAGGATCCTAAGGCCAAATCTGCATTGAAAGAGCTTCTTAATAACAGTACTGTTGCTAGCATAATTGGTGCAGGCGCGTCAGCGCTTGTGAGTATGTTGTGACCAACAACTTATAAGCGATTTTCGACTTTTACATGGTCGTATGAGAAAGTCTGGTTGTACAAAAATCGAGCTAATTAAAATTTCTTAATTCAAAATTGTAAGCCCCGCACATGGCGGGGCTTACATCGATGTGGTCAATGTGTGGACGTGACCAGAAATAAATCCTTTTATTTCATTTTGTTAAAACAAAAAAATAAGCCCGCGTAAGGGAGATTACGCAGGCTAAGGAGGTGGTTCCTGGTACAGCTAGCATTTATGGGTTATGTTTTTCAGCGGGGGGATAATACCCGTATTGAACGAAGCGGTATGTGATCCGATTCTAAGAATTATCCCAGCGTGAAAAAATCCCGTTGATTGACTATTTGCCGTGCGGATTTCGGGTATTTTCACCTTCAAAATTGCGCATCAGCAGCGCAAACTCCAGCTCTACTTCTTCAGGAACCGGCAGCCAGACCACATGGCCATCGCCAGGTGCGACCTCAATCGCCTCACCTTTTTTGTTTTCCAGATGCTCCAGGCGGAAGTTCATGTTGCCCTGCGGTGTCATCAGCTCCAGGCTGTCGCCTTTAGTGAATTTGTTTTTTACGGCGACGGCGGCCAGCGGGCCTTTACGCTCGCCGGTGAAGTCGCCTACAAACTGCTGGCGTTCGGAAATCGAATAGCCATGCTCGTAGTTCTGGTAGTCGTCGTGGGTATGTCGACGCAGGAAACCTTCGGTATAGCCGCGATGCGCCAGACCTTCCAGCTTTTCCAGCAGGCTGGTGTCGAACGGTTTACCGGCGGCGGCATCGTCGATGGCTTTGCGATACACCTGCGCGGTACGAGCGCAGTAGTAGTAGGACTTGGTGCGGCCTTCGATTTTCAGGGAGTGTACGCCCATCTGGGTTAAACGCTCCACGTGCGCGATGGCGCGCAGATCCTTCGAGTTCATGATGTAGGTGCCGTGCTCGTCTTCGAAGGCGGTCATGTACTCACCCGGACGTTTGGCTTCTTCGATCATAAACACGCTGTCGGTAGGCGCGCCGATACCCAGCGTTGGCTCAACGTTGGTGACCGGGATCGGCTCGTGTTTATGCACGATGTTACCGATGTCATCCTCTTTGCCTTCCTGAACGTTATATTCCCAGCGGCAGGCGTTGGTGCAGGTGCCCTGGTTCGGGTCACGCTTGTTGATGTAGCCAGAGAGCAGGCAGCGGCCGGAGTAGGCCATGCACAGCGCGCCGTGGACGAAGATTTCGATTTCCATATCCGGCACCTGGGTGCGGATCTCTTCGATCTCTTCGAGAGACAGCTCGCGAGACAGAATGACGCGGGTCAGCCCCATCTGCTTCCAGAATTTCACCGTTGCCCAGTTGACGGCGTTAGCCTGCACCGAGAGGTGAATGTCCATATCAGGGAAGTTCTCCCGAACCAGCATGATTAAACCCGGGTCCGACATGATCAGCGCGTCCGGCCCCATCTCCACGACCGGCTTCAGGTCACGAATGAATGTTTTCAGCTTGGCGTTGTGCGGCGCGATGTTCACCACCACGTAGAATTTTTTGCCCAGGGCATGCGCTTCATTGATGCCGAGCTGAAGATTCTCGTGGTTGAATTCGTTGTTACGCACGCGCAGCGAATAGCGCGGCTGGCCCGCGTAGACGGCGTCGGCACCATAGGCGAAAGCGTAACGCATATTTTGCAGCGTTCCCGCCGGGGAAAGGAGTTCCGGTTTAAACATGTTTGTTCTCGTTCTGATGACAGGTCAGATCCGCGTGCACCAGGTGCAGCGGTAAGGGGAGATCCCCCACTTTAAGGGCGGGCATTGTAGCGCTGCGGGGCGGGGAGGTAAAGCCCGGACCCCTCACCCTAACCCTCTCCCCAGGGGGGAGA